TCTTCGAGGCCGAACTGGACAGGATTTATTCTTGTGCGACCTGATGGACTATTTAGCTGGTAATGTTCAACTTGTTATTGCAATTTTCGTGTCAAATCTTGGTATAAAAATTAGTACATTTGCCAAAATCCAAACGATAGGTCCTACGAACCTCATTATCTTAACCGTATCCATTCTATCTTTAATAGTGTCGGTTATCTCTACATCCTGTTCCACAGATACGTATCCTTTATTAATGTAAAAGCCTTTTGAGTACTCCGTTTCAAAAGCCCATGCTTCAACAGAAAACGTAGCAGTACCCTCAACATTTTCATACTCTTTACATTTAGCAGTATCTGTAGTCCCTACGTCCACCTCACCCCAAGTGCCCGTTACCATCTTATAACCACTATCTACGGGTTTCATATCTACGGGCTGTGCTTTACCACACAACTTGGAAAACTGGTACGCATCTCGCTTCTTATCCCAACGAAGCCAAAATGCAGCGTTATTACTATGTTTAACTAGCTTATACTCATACCATATATGCCCATGAGTATCAATGTAGCGTATCTTGCCTAAGATCGTATATAAATCACTTCGGATACGCAGCGACTCGCCATAATTAAATTCCATAATTCTCTCTCATTTATAAACTTACACACACAAATGTATAGTATTAATTACTATGATTGTACACGTAATATAAAAGCCTGCCAATATGGACATAGCAAAAAGGACCTACAGTAAACTGTAGGTCCTTATATTTTGGTGCGGATTGAGGGCTTATATTCAACACTCTGCACGATTACTATATTATTTAAACTCTACATTTTTAAAAGGGGCAAATAAGGGGCAAACGTTATTTTTTATGCCCCTATGTAAAAAGCCCCACATCAGATCATGTTATTAGAATATTTGTTTTTTTATGAATTATCGCCCTCTTTACCATATAGCCTTTCCATTCCTTGCCTTGTTACAAGCCACATTTTCCCAGACTTTCTAAATTCGCCTTCTTTAAATCCATTCTTTACACGACCTCTACAATTCTGTTTCAATGCATCAGCAGTAACATTCCACCGTTCAGCCGCCTCTTGCGTTGTCATTACATCATCTAGTTTCATTATAGTACTCCTGATATTACTAATAAATTATAGACAGATAATACAAAGGCAATAATACTAATTATTAAAGTTAGTCTTGAAATCATATGTCTGCCATTGGTATAATAGTTAGGAAGATTGGGGCTCTTTCGAGCCCCTGTGGTTACTGATTTAATAACTGTTTTATCGCGATTGCTAGTTGGATAAGTGCGGTTATTAACTGTAGCCACTTTTTTATTATCTTCCTTAACTTCTTCAACGGCTTCACCTCCTTCCCTATGTCTATATTATACCCTTTATCGTGTATAAAGTCAAGTATTTATTTTGATTTTTACAAACAAAAAAGAGCCTACCAACATAGATTTATTCTAGGTTAGTAGGCTCTTTTATTTATAGTTGCGTGTATCCACCATTACACGCTATGGAGATAAACTGGATCACTTCCTTAATGTTTGAACGCTACCCCTATAATTGCACCACCACTTAACACTTGTGATATATTTCGTTGCATCCGCAAGCGTTTAATGGTTTTCTTGTCGTTCTCTATTTGCCCTTTCAATTCGGTCAAAGAGTTCTGTGTTTCGTTTAAGGTAATTTCTTGCTTCATTGATTGGAGCTTGGCTTGCATCAATTCGTTCTCCAATTTGTTGATTGTATTGTGTGCTTCGTTCAACTCTTCCCTTTGCTTCATTACTAAGCTCTGTGCTTTGGCCAAGGGAATGTTGGATGCTTCGATTGATCTCAAGGCTTTTTCGTTGTTGCTCTTGAGCTCGTTCCACTGTGTTAATGGTACGCTGATAGTCTGTTCCATTTGGCTGGTAGAGGATATATCCTGCGCAAAGGATAAGGACGATGCCAATACAACCGATAATAACATAGCGGTAAGTAGAGTTATCAAATAATACTTTGATTTTGTCATACATTATACCCCTCCTGCGTAGTCAGTAATTCCCCTAGCGATAGCACGAACGATAGTGTCTAAATCATTAGTTAGCATAGCATGGTCTTCTTCGTTATCAATGAATGCCATTTCAACTAATACAGCTGTTGCATCTGTACCATTTAGCACCCAAAGGTCATCACGTTTCTTAACACCACGATCAACTGTATTAATGCTTTTGATGATTTGGCTTTGAATGTCGTTTGCTAGTCGTTGCCCATTAAAGGACTTGTACAAAGTTTCTGTACCTCTAGCTTGCGTGTTAAAAGCATTGCAATGAAGTGATACAAAGATATCTGCACCCCAAGAATCAGATTCAGCACATACAAGACCTAAATCATCATCTTGCAGGGTTCTAACTTCACATCCTGCAGTCTCTAAATACCGTGCCAACATTTTGCCCGCATCACGTGCTACATCGCACTCACGTGTGCCATACACAGGATTAACTGCACCACTGTCTAAATTAATATCATGTCCGGGATTAATAAATACTTTCATCGTTTATCCTCCTTTTCTAATTGGTCTGGGATACCATTATTATTTCTATCTATCCAAAGTCCCAAGAACCCTACGATAGCCGTCAAAACACTTGGAATAAAGATATGATCAATAATATTGATACCAACATTAATCAGTTTATTCATATCATCTGTTACATAACCTTTAGCAAATGACATAATATATTCAGTCACTACCAATAAAATAGGCACTAGCATAATAAATACTAGCGCCCGTGTAGCGAATATTCCTGTAGGGTGGAAGTTGGCCACCCTAACAGATTGATATGATTTTTTAACTGTACTGATGAGATTTGGTGGTATGTTCATGTAGCTCCTCCTTAATATCATCAACACGAGATTCAATGCTATCCACACGTGAGGTTAATTTCACATGCTCTGTATATGCCTTTGTGCGTTGTTCACGAGATAACTTAATTTCTTCCTTTAGGTCTTTTAATGTTTCAATTAAGCTTCCCATTTTCTCTTGAATCATTAAATTATCTTGCAGTCTTTGAAGGTCCAGTTTTTCGAGCAGTGGAATAATTAGCAGTCTGTACCCAGCTCCCGCAACTATTCCTACAATTGTAAGAGTAGTTAAAATATCATTTAACTCAAATTGCCATGTCCACATCTATTACACCTTTCTCCAATAACCAATAATATCAATAATATAACGAGTGTTCGCTGGAACGCCCCAGCCCTTAACTATACGGCTGTTTCGTTCAACATAAATACTATTGTTATTTACATCAACACTTCTTTCAATTAGCCTTACTGCAACTGGCGCATTCGGTGGGAGCGATGCGACCATATTGCCATTACCGGAAGGGGTTTTCAATTTAAAATCAAAATGCAAGTACCCCCAACCTGTTAATGGGTCGAATGCTAAGTAACCCCTATCAGCACCAGGATTACTAGCTATAGCATTGCCCCATACGACTTCATATATTTCGACTGGTTGCGAAATTACTTGTCCACCACCGCTTCCAGGCTCACCTTTCGGCCCTCTTAAAGCTAGTAATTGTTCTGCCGTAAAATCAGAATATTTGAACGGTTCGCCTTTATCACCCTTTGGCCCTTTAAGTGCATTAAGTTGGTCTTGCGTGAAGTCAGAATATTTGAACGGCTCGCCTTTAGGCCCTGGTGGCCCTGGTGGTCCTTGTAGTCCTCTTTCACCGTCTGCTCCACGCTCCCCAGGAGTTCCAGGTTCACCTTTTGGCCCTTTCAATTTTTCAATTTGTTCAGGCGTGAGTTGTACACTTGATGTTGATGTATACTGATTGATTTCCGTTTTCTTAACATAATCACTTAATTCAGATTTTTGAGCGAAAGATTGTCCTTCTATTTTATTAACGTAACGAGTGCTAGCATCACCATGAGTTAACGCATATTGAGAAATCTCGTTTTTCTTAATAAAAGTGCTTAAATCGTTCTTATAGGCGAATGTTTGAGTAGCCCAACCCTTTTGAGCGTAATTATTTGTCGCATCCGTTTTAGATAAATAATCGTTTAGCTCTGTTTTTAATGCATATTTAGGGTCGCCTAGCATAGCAAGGTAATTTCTTATATCTACTTTTTTTAGATACAGATTATCAGCATCTTGTTTAGTTGCATACGGCGATAAATCTACATTAGCACCAGCACCAGGAGGACCCTGTTCACCCCTAGGGCCTTTTAAGGCCTCTAATTGCTCCGATGTGAACATGTCATAAGTAAATGACTTTCCATCTTTACCAGGAGCACCAGGAGGCCCAGGTGGTCCTTGAATACCTTGAATACCTTGCAACCCTTGTTCGCCGTTTAGTCCGTCAATACCATTCTTACCAGGCTCACCCTTTGGCCCAGGAGGACCAGGAGGACCTTGCTCTCCTGGTTCACCCTTTGGCCCTTGCAATTTAATAATTTGGGTATTATCTTTGACAATGATTTTATCATCATCATTAGACTTTATATGAATATTTTCATCACTCATATTATTTCCCCCTATTGCTAACGCCTTCACATATTGTGATTTCACCTTTTATTAAACATTTGATAGGCTTATTACCACTCCACAAAAACAAATCCCAGTAGTGATTACCACGGCTTAATGTATCTGTGTCCAAAGATAAAATGATTTTGCACAGCTCATCATTTTCTAACCCATCTTGAGATACAGATATATCAAACTTTGCCTTGTACTCCTCATCTGTTGGATATTTTCTAACACATGCAAATAGGCTTTCACTATCTACCATATTGGTATAACCAACATTTAGAGTAATTGTTTCTCCTTTAATCACATTAAAGTTGTGTAGGACCGGTAGTTTCATCTTCACGCACCTCGTCCAATTCCATTAAGTCATTATGGATGCATCCTTCTGTTGGGCATGTTCCATCCTCATTTAATGTTTCATAGCACCATTCACAGAACTTCATTACAGGAATATCACTTTTAATTTCAAATGTTTCCATTATTTCACCGCCTTAATTTTTAACACCATTTCTTGATTCAGTTTCTTAAACTGATCTTGCAAGTCGGTAATATCGCCATTAATCAAGCGACGTCTTAATAACATTTGTTCTAACGTTTCAAAACGCCCATTGTAATAATTTCTAATTTCAGCGATTTTTTCCGCCTTTGTTGGCTCTTTTGCTTGCGGTTCAACGAACTTGCCGTCTACATAGAATTTGCCTTTCATAAACTCGTCAAGCATGTTGTCACCGTTTTCGGAGTAAATGTAATCGGCAGCATCTGGCCATTGTTCTTTTGCAGTTGTTAACAACTGTTCTTTTGTTACTGTGTTATCCACAATGGACGTAATTCTCTCGCCCATCTCATTTAAAATAAATATATATTGATTCATAGTAATATCCTTTCGGAGGTTAAATTATGCGCCGTCACCTTGTTATATTAAAACGTATGCAACGCAATATCATTACATTAAGGCAACTATTTAACGAGTGGTTGCCGATTCACTCACGGTCTGTTTCTAAGAGTGCTATTAAGTCTTATCACATTGCTTTTAAACACATATCCAACATAGCGGATATGCCTATCACGGATATTCATTTTCAGCACCTCCAAAATGTGATTAATTCCATGCACGTAAAAGGACTTTCCTACTCATCATGTAAGAAAGTCCGTACATTACTTAATCAATTATTTAATTACGCTATTATACAAGATTATCCTATCACTAATTACGCCTTACACTTAAATCTAGGCCCCAATGTGCCAACAATTAGAAGAAGAGTATTCACTCGCCAACAAATCAACAAATTATGGGCGATAGATACATCTTATTCTCGCATGATTTTAATACTGCTCTACACAGGGCTCCGTATAAGTGAGCTACTTAATTTACGTAAGCAGGATATCAATAGACGATCATCATACCTTATTGTGAGACACGCTAAAACAAAAGCCGGTGAAGGTCGTATTATTCCTATTCATCACCGCATCATGCCTATAATAGAGCAACTACATACTAGAGATTACCTATACACCATCAGCTACACATCATTCCGTAAGCATTTCCAGGATATTATGAAGTATCTTAACTGCAAGCACACTATCCACGATACTAGGCACACATTCGCAAGTTTACTTGATGCGGTTGCATCACCTAACGCATTACGTTCCTTACTAGGTCACAAACAAGGCGATATTACCACTAGGGTATACACGCATAAAACTATTCGTGAACTGCGTAAAACCATAGAATTATTAAAATAACTCCCCAGTGGGGAAAAGTTTTTAACGCACAGCAAAACTCGTATATTAGTTATCCAATAGCGTTTACTACAGTATTTAGTATTTCAGGTACAGATATAAATACTGAAGGGGACCCTCTGGTAATATCTATGTTTTTAACAGATAATACAAGATTTATGTTAACAGGTCGGCGTATAGCCCTTGGTAGGACTACTTTGTGGTGTAATTGGATAGCCGTTGGTATATCCTAATACCCAGTGGGGAATTGGTGGCCAAGATAATGTTGTAAAAACAGAAGTAACGTTCCCTATTAGATTTACAAGATTATTCATGGCTAATGCTATTGATGCCTATTGGAGTGGTTCTGATACACCTAGATATTTTGCAAACTCGGTAAGCGAAAGCAATAATACAAAAGCTGTATTTGTGGCGAGTGATAGATATGCTGCATCCTATTATTGGTTCGCACTAGGGATTATTTAATTACCTACTGCGATATATCTGCCCCATGCCGTCGTTTTATTACCTGAGTCTAGCGCAGCTTGAGAGAATATTTTAAAGCTGGATCTAGTGTATTCTCTAAAAGAGTGAACTTGGTTATCTCTGTTGTTACCATTCACGTCATTACCAACTACTACGTAACACGAGTTATCAAAGGAAACGGGGAATGAGAATGTATTTCCTATCGGCACATTATTAAAAGCTCCCCACTGGATAGTGAAACCATTAGCAAATTTAACAAACCCAGCATTAGCATCAAGTTTAGATGCCACGATAGCACCTTGTCCTAATA